CGAAGCAACAGACGCCGCAAAAGTCGCCGATCGTCTTTATGACGACATCCGCGACATGATGATCCAGCAATATGACTGGTCCTGGTCCGTTAAAAAGATAAAGCTCGCCAGGCTTGAGGCGGCGCCGCTCAATGAGTGGAAATATGCTTACGCCTTGCCAGGCGATATCCTGGGCGACCCTAAAGCTTTGTTCGACTCCGGAGCCGTGGGCGCGCGTCCCGTCCGCGAGTGGGAAGTCTATGGCACGTCAATCTTCTGTAACTACGAGAACGTCTATATCGACTATCAGTACCGCGTTCTTGAAAGCTTGATGCCCTCCTATTTTGTCCGCGTCCTTAAGGCGGCCTTGGCATCGGCGTTTGCCGTTCCTGTGACCGACTCGACTGGTAAAGCGGATTATTTCCAGGCAATCGCGTTTGGTCCTGCCGCTGAAAACATGCGCGGCGGTTTGATGCGTGTTGCGATGAATATCGATGGATCGCGGCCGCCGCAATCGTTTGAAGATTTTGCGCTTGTCGCCGTCAGGGGCTGATCAATGCAGATCGTCTCCCTGCAAAACGATTTTACGACTGGCGAAATGGACCCGAAGCTTCGCGCTCGATCCGACATCGACCAATATAAATCCGGCCTCGCCAAAGCTACGAACGTGACAATCCAACCCCAGGGTGGGGCAAAGCGGCGCCCTGGCTCGCGTTACATTGCTACCCTCCCAAGCAATGCGAGCCAGGGCGTCCGCATGATCCCGTTCGAGTTCTCGACGACGGTCAGCTACATGCTCGTCTTCGTCCCTGGGCGCATGTACGTCTTCAAAGACGGGGCGCTTGTTAGCAACATTAACGGATCCGGCTTGGACTATCTCGCGATCGCCAGTCTCACCGGCGCGATCATCGGAGACATGTGCTGGACGCAGAGCTACGACACGTTGATCCTGGTGCATGAGGATCTGGCACCGATCCGTGTCTTCCGCGGCGGCACTGACACGTCCTGGACGGCCAGCAATCTATCGTTTCAGTTTATCCCAAAATACGCCTTCTCGCTGTCGACGTCTCAGCCAGGTGCAACCCTGACACCCAGCGCGACGACCGGGAACATCACGCTCACGGCATCAGCCGGCGTATTCAGCGGCAGTCATGTGAACCAGTATGTCAACAACCTGGGCAATTTCGGCCGCGCCAGGATCACCGCATTTGTTAGTTCAACCCAAGTCAAGGCGCGCGTCGTTATCCCCTTCTTCGACACCGCCGCGATCGGCGCTGGCAGCTGGGAGCTTGAGGCGGGCTACGAAGATGTCTGGAGCGGCGCACGCGGCTATCCGCGGACGGTGGCGTTCTATGGCGGCAGGCTGTTCTTTGGCGGCTCTAAGACGCGGCCATCGACGGTGTGGGGATCCCGTGTCGGGGATTATTTCGATTTTAACCCCGGCGAGGCTCTGGCCGACGATGCTGTAGAGGCGACCGCCGACACCGGCCAGTATAATGCAATCGTCGATATTTATTCCGGCCGCGCGCTGCAGATCTTCTCTGTGGGGGCAGAGTTCTTTGTGCCTCAGCCGACAGACGAGCCAATCACGCCGACCAATTTTAGCCTCAAAGTGCAGACTGAAAACGGATCCAGGCCAGGCGTCCGCGTTTGCAACATTGAGGGCGGGACAATCTTCATTCAGCGCCAGGGCAAAGCACTGGCTGAGTTCATCTTCACCAATACTGAGCAAGCTTACACGGCCGCCAAAATCTCTCTTTTGTCGTCGCACCTTCTTAAAGATCCGTCCGAAATGGCGATCAAGAACGCGACATCGACGGACGAAGGCGATCGTCTTCTTATCGTCAACTCACGCGACGGGACGATGGCTTGCTACACGCTGTTACGGTCGCAAAAGGTGATCGCTCCCAGCGAATGGACAACAGACGGCCAATATGTCGCGGTCGGCGTCGACGTCGACGACGCCTATACGGTCGTCAAGCGTGTCGTTGGCGGCGCCGATCAATATTTCGTTGAGCTGTTTGATGAGGATCTGGAGCTTGATTGCGCTCGCGCGGCAAACTCATCCGCGGCGTCGGTGTCGACGCTGTCCTACCTTAACGGCAAAACCGTTAAGGTAATCCGCGATGGTCTGATTGAACCTGACAAGGTGGTAGCAAGCGGCGTTGTTACGTTCGACCGGCCGGCAACCACGTCTTACCAAATCGGGCTTAACTATGTGCCGGTTATCAAGACGCTGCCAGTGGCGCCTCGTACAGCAGCAGGATCTATCCGCGGCAATAAAAAGCGCGTCTTCGACATCATCGTCGACTTGTTTGAGACGCAGTCCCTCTCGATCCAAGGCCGCGAGATTGCTTTCCGCAATTTTGGGCAGAGCGTTCTTGATCGCTCTGTCACTGACTACACAGGCTTAAAACGCGTCGACACCCTTCTCGGCTATGACCGCGAGGGCGCCATCACCATCACACAAAACGATCCCCTCAAGATGACCATCTTGGGCATCGAGTACAAAGTATCGGTAGGCTAGATATGGCGTTTGTTGTTCCAGTATTTGCAGCCATCGGGAGCGCGATCGGGTCCGTAGGCTCAGCGATCGGTGGCGCTTTTGGAATTGGCGGTGCTGCCGCCACCACGGCAGGAGCGGCGGGCAGTGCGGCTGGCCTATTTGGAACAAGTCTAACGATCGGCCAGGCTCTCTCAGCGGCCGCTACGATCGGGTCGGCAGGTCTGGGCCTTGTCGGCACGGCGATGGCGGCAAAGGCGCAGATATCCAGCGGCGAAAACCAGTCGATGGCGTATCAGCTGGCCGCGACTAATGCCCTCATCGAAGGCAACCAACGCGCCATCGAGTACAAGCGCCAGGGCAACCAGGTGCTGTCGCGCACGATTGAAACCGACGCGCTGATTAAAGCTCGCGCCGGCGCTGGCGGCATCGATCCATTCTCAGGATCCGCGGGAGCTCTGTCTGAATACGCCTTTTTGAAAGGCGTCGATGAATACAACCTGGCCGCAGAAAACGCTCAGTTTTCAATCCTACAGGGCCAGTCTAGCGAGGCGTCCTACAACATGGCCGCAGCGTCGGCCCTTAAATCCGGTCAACAGAGCGCTGTCGCGACAGGCATCCTGGGCGCGTCTAAATTCCTCGCAAGCGGCGGGCCACAGATGATTGGCTCGCTATTCAGCACGTCAGGCGCTACGTCGCGGACAAGCACCGCTACAAGCTTATCACCTTATACAAACAACTCTGGTTGGGCTTCGCCAACCGCGAGGGCATAAGATGGCAATTAACCTCCCTCGCTACACTGAGGCCGGCATCCGCGGCGCTAATCCAGTTGCCGCTAATGTGATTGGCGCCCAGGTCGCAGCGCAGTCCCAGCAAAACCTAGCGCAAAATATCGACAAGCTCACATCGTTCGCGTTCGCGCAGCTCGATCGCCAGGCGGAGACTATGGGTGTTGAATACGGTGTCGCTAACGCGCCGACACCCGAGCAAATCCGCCAGGCCCAGGAAAGCGGAGATCCTATCCCGCAGGTCGGCGACACGTTTACGACGTTTGGGCGTGCCGCCCGTGCCGGCAGCCTGTTCGCGATCGAGCGCAACGTTGAAACCGAAGCACGGCAGAAGCTTGCCGAATTGCAGGCAACGGCAAAACTCCAGGAGTTTTCGCCAGAAGCCTATCAGAAGGCGGCCGACGATATCATCGCCGGCTACCATTCCTCTGTCGCTGAGATCTCGCCAAAGACAGCTCTTGCCATCCGTGCTTCGCTCGCAACCGTTGCGTCGCAGCAGTTTGTTACCTATTCCAACTGGCTTCTCGAAAAGAAGATTGCCAGGGAAAAGATCTCAACGGTCGCCGGTATCGACACTATTATCCAGAACGTCGACAACATCGTTGAAGCAGGCGACAGCGTTTCTGGCCCTCCTGGGGCAGAAACGGTTGTGACGACTGATCAGAAGCTTGCAGGCGAGCGAACCAAGATCCTGCGCTATTCCCTTTCAGTGAATGATCCTGGCCTAGCAAGCACAAAACTCAAAGAGTTTAACGACAAGGTCACGGCCGCAAAGATCTCGACAGTTGCCCGCTGGACGCAGAGCCAGGAAGGCGTGCCGACGACGGCGAAATACAATCAGATTATGACTGGCAAGGTGTCAGATCCTGCGATCCAACGCATGTGGGACAGCCTTTCGCCCGAGGAAAAGACGAAAGCGCAGGACGAAGTCCGTCGCCAAATGAAGGCAACCCTGGAGCTTAACGCGTCGGTCGAGGCAGAACAGGCTCGCCAACGCACGCAAGCCGTTCAAGACAACCGGTTGTCATTTGTTAAAGCTTACGAGAAGAACGACGCAGCTG